TCAAAATCGTGTGGGGTAGCCCCCCGTGTGGGTTCGACTCCCACCATCGGCATCCTTGGAATTCGATAGCCCACGATCGAAAATCGTGAAACCCTTGATACGACCGCGTTTGCGGTCTTTTTTCATTTTCAGGAAATCCCGAAAAAAACGATAGAATCCGAAAAAATTTTGCACGAATTTTGCACGGCTATTTTGCATGATATAGATCATCCATGATTTGATCGAGGAGCATATTTTCCGCTTGTTCCAGCTCGTCCAAAATGTGCGAGTAGGTCTGCAATGTGATCCCTATATCCTTATGGCCAAGACGCTTTGAGATATGTTTGATGTTCGCTTTCCGGTATAACAGCATCGAAGCGTGCGTATGTCTCAAGGAATGCATCGTCACCTCTTTTAAACCAAGTTTTCTACACAGCGTTTTTAGTGTTTTGTTAACAGCGTTATTGGACACTAACTCCATCTTCGTGTTCACAAAAACCAGATTTTTCTCGTTCCTCAATCCGGTTTTCATGGCCACCTCATTCTGTGCTTTCCGCAGTTCTTTCAATATTTTGCAGGTGTCTTCATCGATCTTTATGGTTCGCTTCGATGAATAGGTTTTCGTATCGGCGAAATCATTCGTAAATTTATAGTCCCAAGTCTTGTTGATCGTCACCATTCTGTTTTTGAAATCAATGCAGTCCCATGTGAGCCCTAATATTTCCGAAAAACGTGCGCCAGTTGCCAGGGCGAAGAGGATAATATACCGTGAAATATATTTCGGGCGCATATCTTTTTTGATTTCAGCAATTAATTGTTTCGCCTCTTGATAATTTAAATATTTCAGTTCCTCGTCTTTCCCTTTTTTCTTCCCTTTAACCACAACTTTGTAGGTAGGGTCGCGAATGATAACTCCTTCTTCGATAGCAGCTTTAATGCATTCCTTGATGTAAGTATGACGTTTTTTGACGGTTTCAGTCGTTCTCGTTTCCGCTATTTCATTAATAAACTTTTGGTACATATCCCTTGTGAGTTCTTTCATCTTTACGCCTGCAAAGTATTCCTCGACTAGCTGAACGGAGTATTCTACATTTTTATCATGCTCTGGACTGTGTTTCCCCTTTTTGTACAGCTCGAACCAATTCCGCATGTATTCAGGGAAAAGCTGATCTCCCGCGTTGATGTCGTATCCTTTGTGTAGCTGTTTCTCCAATTCAGCGGCCGCAAGCTCCGCCTCCTTTTTGGTGCGAAAACCGCCTTTCGTTTTCGTTTTGTATTTCCCATTCTCCTTATACGAAACGCGATAGCGCCAGCCGCTCTTGGTTTTTTGAATGCTAGCCATGTTCTCTCCTCCCTTTGCAGAAGTGCAGAATGTATGTTTGGTTCAGTGGTCAAAATTTTTTAGATGCACCACCTCCTTGGGGATGCCATACGCCGCGGCGGCCTCATAAATGGTTGCATCAGTGCCGCGGTATGTATAGAGAACATCATCCGACAGAAGCAATTCCACCGCAAACTCATTCGCTTCCCTTTCCACTTTGTCCATACAGAAAAGTGTGTTTTTTCGCAAAAATGAAGTGCTAAGTTCGGGATGCAAAACCGCATGCCCCAACTCGTGCGCGCAAACGAAGCGTTGCGTTGGCTCGTCCAACTCTGAATTGATATGAATGATCTGAATCCAACGGAACGTATGATGATACCCGTATATCCCGCCCAGCGGCTCAAACAACAGCACAATGCCTTTCTGTGATGCGATCTCAAAGGGGTTGTTCGTGCCGTGCTTTCGGATCATCTTCTCTACAATTTGTTTGATCTTTTCAGCCATAGCGAACCCCCTGGAGATGGTTATTCTTTTCGATATTTCTTCGGCGTGAATTTTTGCTTTGCGATGCGCTTGGCGAGGCGGAGAGAGTTTTCCAAAGATGCGATCAGCAGTTCCCGATCCTCTTCATCGAGTTCGTCGATGTCCATTCCGCCGAATGCGGCGAAGCCGCTTCCTGTCTTGAGCCCGTTGATGATCTTTTCCAGCTCCTTTTGGATGTCGCGCTCGTCTTTCTCGGTAAGTTCGGGGAGCTTGGGTTTGTCGTTATCATCGAGGTATCCAGCGACTTTCAATAGTTCTTCATACGGGTAGTCATAAGCCTTGGCAATTTTTTTTAATGTTTCAGCAGAGGGATTGATGGGTGTTTTGGTTCTCGGATCTATCCCTTTTTCTAAATTCCGTAAATAATTATGGCTAATGCCGATACGTTCACTTGCCTCTCTAAGGGAAGCATTCCCTCGTAATTCCCTTAAAAGTTCACCTAGGCTTTTCATTAATCTGAACTCCTCCCTAAAATGTAACCTTTACATTACATATTGTAAATCAAAATTTACATAGAGTGAATTATTTCTTTGTAATTCATAGTTTACTAATTGTAATCCCTGAGTTACAATTAAAATCGACAGGAGGTGATAGAGTGAAAAACTGCTTGAGGGATGTTCGCCGGTCTTTTGATATTACTCAAGAAGAGCTAGCAAAGGCCGTTGGAACAACCCGTCAAACGATACACAAAATCGAAAGAGGGAAGTTAAAAAGGGCTCCATCGTATGAATTGATGTATGCTATCGCGCAATTCTTTGGAAAAAAGGTAGAGGATATTTTTTTTACACAAGTTGTAACTCATGAATTACAAGAGAAAAAAACAGCCGGGTAAGGAGGATTGCGCAATTGACAGAAATTCGAGCTTTCAACCATGAAATGTTTGGCGAGTTGCAAGTGTTAGTGGAAAACGGTGAGATTTATTTTCCGGCGACAGACGTAGCAATTATTTTGGGATACACCAATCCGCATAAAGCGATCAAGGATCATTGCAAAGAAAAGGGGGGTAACGATTCGTTCAGCCCCTACAGCCGGTGGTGAGCAACAAAAGAAATTCATCACCGAAGGAAATCTCTATCGTTTAATTGCTCGAAGTAAACTTCCAGAGGCCGAAAAGTTTGAATCGTGGGTGTTTGATGAAGTCCTTCCAACCATCCGCAAAACGGGCGGCTATGTCTCAAACGATGAAATGTTCATCAATACGTATCTTCCTTTTGCCGATGAGCAGACCAAGATGATGTTTCGTGGCGTGCTTGAAACCGTGCGTCGGCAAAATGAGCAGATCGCGGCGATGAAGCCGAAAGTGGAGTATTTCGATGCGCTGGTTGACCGGAACTTGCTGACGAATTTCCGCGACACGGCGAAAGAACTGAAAATCAAGGAACGGTACTTCATCAACTGGCTTTTGGAGAACAAATTTGTGTATCGCGATCAGAAAGGGAAGCTCAAGCCATACGCGGCGTATGTTCCCGAGCTATTCGAGCTGAAAGAGTGGGAGCGAAACGGCAAGGCAGACGTGCAGACGCTCATCACGCCGAAAGGGCGAGAGACGTTCCGGTTATTGCTGAAGAAAGAAACGGCGTGAAGGGGGAGACGAAGTGAAAAGCAAAGTCTGGTGGTCGATGCAAGACCTAAAGGAACACACCGGCTACAGCGAGGATTGGCTGAAGGAGCACATCCTGCTCCATCCTCGCTACAAACCGATGCTTGACATTGAAAATGGCGGTTTTGTGTACTATCCGGAACGGAAAGGCGAACGTTGGTGTTTCATCGCATCGCGTATGGAGGAGTTTTTGGAGAAGCATTTCAAAGACATTTTTCTGAAAAAGGGGGAAGCATCATATGCAAATCAAAAACATCTCGCTCGATGAGTTGCCCAGTGGCGTCAGAGAAGTAGCGGATCGGGCGCTGGCGGAATGGAAAGTCAGATTGCCAGTGAGAGAGCTGGCGAGGATGCTAAACCGAACCATCCCGTCAATCAGAAACCAAATTGAATTACTGAGACGAAAGGGGCTGATATGAATGGCTGTGGAAAATCCGATGACGCTGAACGTGAAATGGGAAGAGCCGAGAGTGATCGGCGAATGTGCCGGATGCTTCGCTGATATTGTCGAGGGCGAAGGATACATTGAGTTTCCAGACGGCCTTCTCGTACATTACGACCGCTCTTGTGCGATGGCGTTTTGTTTAGAACACGGCGAATTGAAGCATTACTAAAGACCTGTAAAGGGGGAGCGCTCATGAAACTGTACGAACTAGCAGCCAACTATGCCGAGTTGCTGAATATGGCAGAGGAAATGGATTCAGACGCGTTGGTTGATACGTTAGAAGCGATTCGCGATGAAATCGAACTCAAGGCGGAAAACATTGCAAAGTTGATCCGCAACCTCGAAGCGGATGCGAAAGCCATTCGAGAAGAAGAAAAGCGACTAAACGAGAAAAGAACAGCAATTGAAAATAAGGTGAAACGGCTGAAATCGTATCTAGTCGAGCAATTGGAGCACGCAGGCATTCAAAAAATTAAGCGACCGACCATCACAGTTTACATCCAGGATAATCCGCCGTCCGTGAATGTTGTAGATATGTCGGTGATCCCTGCGGAGTTTTTGAGGCAAAAAGTTGAGGTGGACAAAAAAGCATCTTGGAGCGGATCAAAAGCGGCGAACAAATTCCGGGCGTTGAACTCAAGCAAGAAAAAGGAGTGAGAATTCGATGACGAAAACAGCCGAACAACCGAAACCGCTCAATATTTACCAAAAACTCGTGGAAATTCGAAAAACGGTCGATGTCTTCGTGAAAGATTCGCAAGGGTACGGTTATCGTTATGTGTCCGGCACGCAGGTGCTGAAAAAGATTCGAGAAAAAATGGACGAATTGGGCGTGTTGCTCGTCCCAATCGTCCTCAACCAAACACACTCTACTTTTAATTATACCGTATGGGACAGAGAAAATAAACGCGAACGGCCAAAAACAGACTTTGTTGTCACTGGCGACATGAAATATGTATGGATCAACGCTGACGATCCGAGCGATCGCATCGAAATCCCTTGGCAGTACATGGGACAACAAGACGACATTTCAAAAGCGTTTGGCAGTGCGTTGACGTATACGGAACGATACTTCCTTATGAAGTTTTTCAGTGTTCCGACTGACGAGGACGATCCCGATGCGAGAGATACAGCAAAACAAAACGGCAAGATTGACAAAAAGGAAAACGGGAAAAACAAAAAAGCGAGCAAAAACCAATTGGATTACATTGATGCGCTCATTTCGCGCCGAGTGACAGCGGATTGGACGAAAGAAATGCTGTACGAAAAGCTGAAAGAAACGATGGGTGTCGATAAAGAACCGTCTGAATGGACTGTAGAAGAAGCTAGCAAAGCCATCTCGATCATAACGGGGCGGTTCGAATGAAAACATGGTTGAAACGGTTCGGGGAAGCGTATTATCGCTTCCTCGAAACCGATGAGGATGCGGATACGATTTTGAGAGAAACGAAGCTGGATTGGCTTCCCTACGCCGTTTCCGGCGCGATTCTTGCTTTGATTCTTATAGGGAACCATTGAAACTCGGAGATGAGATCAATTGGCTACAAGAAAGAAGAAGGAGAAGGTTCAAAAGGCATTTAAAGAGGGGCTCGAATATCGAGTAGCCTTGCCGTTTTGCTACACGTGGATGGCAAGAACGGAAAAGGAATATGAAGCGTATGCGAAAGGATACGTACGAGCGACTCACCCCGAATTCAAGGTGATCAGTGTAGATAGAAAAAAACAAGTGGCGATATGCGTGAAGGAGGAAGAACTTTGGGAGTAATCAGGGTTCAAAAAAACAGCAATTACGTCGTGATGAATAAAACCGCCTTGCACGATCCTCGCCTTAGTTGGAAGGCCAAAGGACTCCATGCTTATATGCTTTCCATGCCCGATGATTGGAAGTTTTATGACAATGAACTAGAGAAGCATGCCAAAGACGGCAAGGATGCTTTGAAATCAGCTATTAGGGAACTGAAACAATACGGATACATGAGGCGCGAACGCCGACAAAACGAGCACGGAAAATTCGAATGGGAAACTATTGTTTATGAGGAACCATATACGGAAAAACCATCGATGGAAAATCCATTGATGGAAAAACCATCGATGGAAAATCCGCAACTACTAAATAATGAAGAACTAAATAATGAATTAACTAATGATGATGATAAGGACGAGGCGATATATGAACAGTCGGTAGAAACGACAGAACGTGAAACTGAATGCAGTCCTATTGCCGAATTCGAAAAGGCGTTTGGCTATTTGCCTCCTCATATTTTGCAACAGGAGTTTGAACAAATAATCGAAAGTGGACAATTTCAAGAACCGGAAGCGATCATCGTCGAAGCGATCCGATTGGCGCGGAAACAAATGCCGCGGAATCCGGCACGCTACATTTCTAGCATTCTACGAAATTTCGAGTTTATGGGTCTGTTCACTCTTGAGGACGTAAAAGAGTACAACGAAATGTTCGAGCAAAAGAGAAAGCAACATGCACCGCGCCGCCGGAAATCACCGACGGAAATCAACTGGGACGAACTCTAACCAAAGGGGGAGAACCGGCGTGACAAGAGAGCAAGTGAAACACGTCATGAAGCTCATTTCCTTTGTCTACTCGAACTTTGAAGTATCAAAGGAGAAAGTAGACATTTGGTACGACTTGTTGGCGGACGAACCGTTTGACTTGGTGCTGTCCAACGCAAAGCGACATGCCAAGGAAAAGACCTATCCGCCTACGATCGCCGAACTTTGCCATAGAGAGGAACGGCCGACTTATTATGAGCTGTATGTTCACAACATGAACGCCGGAGAGGACTGGACACAATGAGTGTCGAGGCAGAAAAAGCAGTGTTAGGGACATTTCTTGAATGTCCCTACCTGCTCAAAGAAACGGTTCTGACCGAAACGCATTTCAGCGATCCGAAGCACCGGAAGCTGTTCGCCGCCATGAAGCGGATCGCACAGCAGGGAGACGAACCGGATATTGTGACGCTTTCCACGACAGAAGATGTGGCTGACTTTGGCGGCCTCTCCTATCTCAATGAAGTATCCGCCTTTGCAAACGAAACGAAATTCGACCAATACGAGGCGTTGGTTCTTGACGAATGGAAAGAGCGTGAGAAGCGGCGGATTCTTGTTGTGGCGACGCAAGAAAATTGGGATATTGACAAGATCACAACCGCGCTGACTCGTTTAAACGAAGGGAGGATCACCGACCATCATGACATCAGCGATTTGTTGCATGAGGTGGCCGAAGCGCCGTGGACGCCGACCGAGCGAAAAATGGGTGCGCCGTCGGGCATTAGCGAACTTGACAAAATGCTGAACGGTTTCAACGATGGCGATTCGATCATTTTGGCAGCGCGACCGTCCATGGGGAAGACCGACTTCATGATCCATTTCGCGAAGAGCGTCGGATGGCACGGGTACTTGCCTATCGTGTTTTCGCTTGAAATGGCGGCCGACAAAATACGCGACCGGCTCATCGGTTCGATTGGCGGATTCAATCGAATGAAATTGCGAAATCCGTATCACGACTTGTCGGAAGAACAGAAGCGCATGTGGATCGAAGTCATTGGGAAGGCATCCGAAACGCGCATGCAAATCTTTGACGGCGCCGGACAGAGCATCGCGGACATTCGCTCGAAAATCAGAAAGTCCATCAATCGATTTCCGGACAGGAAGCCTGTCGTGTTCATTGACTATCTCACGTTGATACGGCCAGAGCGGTACTACGGCGGGAACATGCACTTGCAAGTCACCGAGATTTCCAGAGCGATCAAGGAGACGGCAAAAGAATTCAGTTGTCCAATCATCACACTGGCGCAATTGTCGCGGGATGTAGAGAAACGAAGCGACAAGCGGCCGCTGATGTCGGACATTCGAGAGTCGGGAAGCATTGAACAGGACGCGGACGTGGTCATCTTCTTGTATCGCGACAGCTACTATAATGCCGATGCCGACCCCCGCATCGCGGAAATCATTGTAGCAAAGAATCGGAACGGAGCGGTGGGGACGGTTCAGGTTTCATATAACCGGAACACGGGAGTGATTCAAGATTTATACCGTCCATGAGCTGATGAAAGAAGCCATTCGGAATGAAGCCGCTTCTCTCATCTATACACTGCACTATTTTTTGTCCACGAAGCGATTGCGGCGCGACAGCACGATGGAAGAACTCGAAAAGGCGATGGAAAACGCCACAGAAGAAGACAAACGCGCTATTGCGCGTCTTGTAGAAGAAAACCCTTTGAAGGTGCGCGAAATTCATGTGTTTTCATTGAAGATTAGGCAGGGGCGATTCGCATTTGTGTTCGCCACAAATGAAGAAGAAGCAAAGTTGTTTGTCCAGCACAAATACGGCATAGAACCGAAAAACTGTTTTCAATATCCGCTAGATTTCCCGATGTCGATTGGCAATCGCTTCACGACGTTTCGAGAGATGGCAAGGGCAAAGAATTCGTTCCCGTCGCTCGCAGGATTTTATCAAAAGGAGGTGAGGGAGTGAGTTTCAAGGAATGTCGAGCCGTTCCCAGGAAAGTGCCGGAGAAGCGGAGAAAACGGAAAGCGCCTTCGACAAAAACGAGAGGAAGCATCACCAAAACCGAGCGTTGGCGGAAAGGCTGATGGCGATGAGGGAAGACATGTTCGGGAAGTGGTATTGGGCGGACGAATACGACTTGTACGAAAGAGGGCTCATTAAAGAGCCGACAAAAGAGAAGTTCGAAGCATTCATGAGGAGCGAAGAAAATGAAGAAGTGGTACGTCATTGTACAGGAAAAGAAATCGGTGGATGGTGAGTGTTTGATAGAGATCAAAACCATAGAGAGCCGACCAAAAAAATTTGCGTGTGTTGTGTTTGTTGAAAAATAGAAAGCGAGGGATTGGCATGATAAACCGCGTCATTTTGACAGGGAGGCTGACGGATGATCCGCAATTCCGATATACGCCGAGTGGGGTAGCTGTTGTTACATTCACACTGGCGGTCACCCGTCCGTTTGCGAATCAAAACGGGGTGCGGGAAGCTGATTTTATTCGTTGCGTCGCATGGCGAAAACAGGCGGAGAACATCGCAAACTACTTGAAGAAAGGAAGTATGGTTGGGATCGACGGGCGATTGGAAACGGGCAGCTATGAACGAAACGGACGGAGGACGTATTATACGCAGGTCGTGGTGGATATGGCGACGTTCTTGGAGCCGCGCAACGTTTCGAATTCGGGTGAGAAACAGAAAGGGAATAGGGAGACATCCGAACAAGAGAAAACTGCCTCTAGGAGGGCGAGAGAAGCGTTTATGAAGCCGCCAGAAGAGCAGAGATGGTTCGATGATCCTTTTGCTGATAACGGGGAGCCGATCGAAATAAACGATGGCGATTTGCCGTTTTGACGAAAGGGATGGTAGAGGGTGAAGGAGACGGATAAAAAGTGGCTCGATAGCGAAACATCGATAAAACCGGGAGATTGGGTGTATTGTGTCAGCGTAAATAGTACGTACTGTGGATGGTTGGGCTACGTCGAATGGGTTAGGCCGCCCGTGGGAATGGTTCAGTTTACTCTTAACCACGACGAAAAGCCCGTTCGGAAAAGAAAACAAATGTTGCTCCGGCAATTGGCGCTTGTGGATCAATGGGAACTGACGAGGGAGAACATCGACGATATGGTGAACATCGCATTGGACACGAGCGATCAAGAATGGTTCGAACAACTGATAACAATGAGAAACGAGAAAGAAAGGGAGGAACAAAAATGGAGAAAGTGAATAAGCGGATGCGGCCAGTCGATTTGTTCGAATTGGAACTTATCGCTACTGTGGAAAACCGATTTGATATTGATTGATGGAGGGAACGAAAATGGGTTCACTCTACCGCTATTTTCAAAAATCAGAAGTCGAAAGGGAGATGAAGAGGCACAACGCGATCCAGCAGTTGCGGCAAATGGGGATCAATAAATTTAAAGGGCAGCGAATAGACGAATTCGATTACGAGGAACTGAAATGGATTTTGGCAGTTGAGCGAGCGAAGCGGGATGAATAATTGAGGGGGAGAAGAAGAATGGAATTGCGCAAACTTTTTGAGATACAAGGTGAATTGGATTCGCATATTGAGAAGATTCACCCACGCGCGGAAGGCGAAAAACGGTTGGAAGAAAAGATTTTGGCGTTGCAAACGGAACTTGGGGAGATCGCGAACGAATGGCGGCAATTCAAGTTTTGGTCGAATGATCGCAAGTCGAGAACCGAACAACTTCTTGAGGAATATGTTGACGGTCTTCATTTCGTCCTGTCTATTGGCCTTGAGGAATCGAAACGATACGGTCAATCGGTGCCAATTATGATAGGTCTTCCAGAAAAGCTCACGCCAATTCATTATGAGACGACGATTCAGCAATTTAATTATCTATTCTTTGAAATCGGGCGCCTATACGACAGCGTAACGCTCCATGAAGTTGCGGTGGATACAGAAGTGGAAGAAGCCTATGAAAATATCATCCGCATGTTCATAGGGCTTGGCGAAAAACTAGGGTTTACGGAAGGTGAGATCGTCGAAGCGTACATGAATAAAAATCGGATTAATCACGAGAGACAGACAAACGGATATTGAGGTGTAGTCATGCGATTTGAAAGATTCGTCGGCATTGATCCATCATTACGGACGGGTTTTGTAGCGTTATCCCCGCTTGGCGAAGTGATTGAGGCGAAAGAGATTGAGAAAGAGGGAGACGATCCGGCGAGGATGAGTAAACTTATCCAAGCCGTAGTCGATTCGGTGCATGATACGGATTTTGTCGCGATCGAAGGGTTTGGATACGCGAGTCAGCGCGGATTCCTTTTAGGCGGCATTGGATGGGGGATGCGAATGGAGCTGTATAGACGGGGCATTCCATATATCGACGTCGCCCCGTCCCTTTTGAAGAAGTTTGCCGGAGCAAAAGGAAATGCAAATAAAGAGAAGGTTGTGCTTGAGGTGTATAAACGATGGGGATTTGAAAGCGACTCGAATAACGTTGTGGACGCGTTCATATTGGCGCAAATCGCGAGGGCAGCCAAAACGGAAACGAAGCTCATTCAAGCACAGAAGGAAGTATTGAATAAACTTTTGAAAGAGAGGGAATGAAGTTGCCAAAACAAGAAGACGTACGCCCCGACTATTACAAGTACTATTTCGAATATGTGCGCGACATTCAACGCTTAAAAAAAGACATTTTGTTCGGTCGGACGAATTATGATGAGAACGTCGGTGGAGGGCGGGGCAATCTCCCTTCACGGCCAACCGAGCGACGGACAATTGAACTGATTACCCATAGGCGCTTGGAGCGTTTGGAGCAGATCGTTCACGCGATCCAAACAGTATACAGGTCGCTTTCGCCGGAGAAGCAAAAAGCGGTACAGTTGAAGTATTGGTCGGGAAAATCGTATACGTGGGAGCAAGTTGCTAGGGAGATCGGGGTGAGTGTGCGGCAATTGTACAGATGGAGAGATCAAATTATTTATGACATTGCGAAATTGTTGGGAGAGGCCAATTCATGAGATTGGTTGAAGACGCGGCGATCAGGAGGATGGATTTTGGAAAGGAATGCGATGAATACATGAAAAAGTTCACGGAAAGGCGAACTGGGATGACAAAACTGGAACGTGAGCTGATCGTGAAGCGGTATACGAGCATAGAGGAACCAAATGAAGCGGGAATTAGTGAATCGACTAAGGATTGAAGTGTACAAAGAAGAGGCACCTGTATAGGTGTCTTTTTTAATAATTAATGTTAAGCCTTAATTCAAAATTGGCATATAATATGGAAAAATATTAAGCTATTAGTTAAAATTTATCTATAGTTATTATTGTTTACTATGGTTATTAATTATCTCACATTTCGCACCCTGAATAAAAATTCAAAATAAGCCTGATTTGAGTGAATAAAAATTAGTTATTTTACAATATTTGTATAAAAATTTATTTTTATGCGAATATTTTGGTTATTTTTTGTATATTATGCAAAGGTTGCGAAATATGAGAATTATGCTCTGAATTCGCATAGTTTAGTTAACTAGGGTTATTTTGCGAAAGGGTAGGATTCTTATGGCTTTATATAAAGACATTGTCCAAAAAGGGAATATGGAAAAGATAAAGCCATATTGTTATTATGATGATATAAAAAAACTTGTCTTAGACATTTGTAAGTTACATAACGATTTCTCGAAAGAATGGGTTCGTTCAGGGAATTACGCTCCTGTGAATTTGAAAAAGAAGTTAATCAGGGATGTTTCTTTAGTGGTTGATGATCGTGAGGTTTTTATACTTGATAACTGTAGATGAGCAAATTCACTGACATAAATTGACAACTAAACAAAAAAGGAGACATGAACCGGACTCCTTGGGTAAAATAGATGTGTTCAAAACCCATTCACACAAGGAGGTTCATGTCTCATGAATAGATTAGCACATCACCAAGGAATCCACAAGTTTTTCTTCACGCTGGGGTTGACGCTGCAGCTTTCCAAACCGGTCATCAAGCATCTCATTCATATTGTCGATGCCTTGACCACCAAGGGATTCTCGGGAACATTGACTGATATTCATTACTGGAGCTTTCATCCGAATCATCGAACGACGCTCAGTCACTTTTTCACGAAAAGCCCTTGGAACGAGGAAAGGCTGCTTGGGAAGCTTCAAGAGTGGATCCTTTCCCAGGTCGAACGACTGGCCAAACGGAAGAATCAACCCCTTTTTGTTTCGATTGATGATACGATTTGCCAAAAAACAAAGCCTTCGTCACGGGCTGCGCACGCCATTCAAGGGTGCGACTGGCACTACTCGCATAAAGATCATCAATCGGTCTGGGGGCATTCGCTCGTTTGGCTGATGGTGCACACCTTCACGCAGGCGTTCCCATTTGCGTTCCGCCTGTATGACAAGAAAGCGGGAAAAAGCAAGATCGACCTGGCGATCGAGATGCTTTCCTCGCTCAAGGTGAAGCGGGCTCAGCCGGTGTATGTGCTCATGGATTCGTGGTATCCGTCCAAAAAGCTCATTGAAGCCTGCTTGAAACAGGGATTCCATGTCATCGCGATGCTCAAGACGAACCGGATTCTCTACCCGAAAGGCATCGCCATCCAAGCCAAGCAGTTCGCCCGCTATATCGAGTCCAAAGACACCCGCCTCGTCACGGTGGGGCAGGAGCGTTATCGCGTGTATCGCTATGAGGGGGCCATCCATGGCCTCGATGACGCGGTGGTGCTGCTGGCTTGGAAGGCGGATCAGCCGATGGCGCCGGAACATCTTCATTGCATCTTGAGCACCGACCGGGAACTCGGGGACGAAGACATCTTGCGTTACTACGCCCAGCGCTGGACGATCGAGTGCTTTTTCCGGCAGGCGAAAGATCAACTGAAGCTGGATGGATACCGCGTTCGCCACATTCGGGCGGTGAAACGGTATTGGGCGGTGGTGCTGTTGGCCTGCGTGTACAGCATCGCCGAATCCCGACAAAACCTCTCCACCGGGCTGGAGCTTCTTCGGTCGCGGAAAGACCACAGCGTCGTCGAGTTCATTTATGACGCTGCAAAGCAAGATATTCCCATTGATGTGATCAAAAAACAGCTCCGTATCGCGTAAGGGGTACCCTGTTTGTCTCTCTAACCATGGAAATTATTGTAATGAAAAATGCTCATCTACAGTTGATAACTCTTTCTATTCGCTGATAAAGAATTATGTTTATAAGCTGGAAGAATTGGTGATTGATATTGACATTGAATTTACATATCAGCATTTAGATTGTCGTTTGCGTGTTAAACAAAATGAATCAATTGTGAATAAATTGAAGTATTATCGAGTAGGTAAGAAGGATAAAGGGCTTTATCCGTTGAATAAGTGTTTAAATGATCTGTTAGGATTCAGGGTCATTGTTGATGATTTTGATCATGATTGTGTATATTTCGATACTTTATGTGAAAACATAAAAACTGAATACAAGATTCGTAAGATGAATGCGTCTAAAAATGGATACAAGGCTACACACATATATTTTTATGGAGAGAGCAATACATATTTTCCTTGGGAATTGCAAATATGGAACTCAAACGATGAGGAACAAAATGTGCGTTCCCATCGTATACATAAACAAGAGTATGTAAAATGGGCGGCTATTTATAAAAATTCGAGCGAATTTGAAGGGGGTGTTTAGCTATGGCGTTTCATTTTATAGCCATTGTCAGTCATTATGCAGAGGGCAAAAGGATCGGATGGCATTACGCTGACGAGGAAAAACTTGATAAAAAAATCATCCATGAGTTTTTGGCAAAAGTGAAGAAAAAGTGTGGAGACGTACAGTTAGGCATTCATAAATTATCTACTGATTCTGTATCATGGGATTCTGTAGTTCAGAGGGATGCTTTTTTTAAAGACGTAATTATCACAAGTGACATAGAAACGTTCATTGAACTGGTTTCACAAGATCAGGAGTTAACCGCATATGACGTGGCAAAATTTATTTTATCAATTATACCATCATCGCATTTGAAGTTACAAAAATTATTATACTTTGCATATGCGGAGTTTCTATTGCGTACTGGTGAAAAATTATTTAAGGAACCGATATTGGCGTTTAAATATGGACCTGTGGTGGAAAGTGTTTTTCATAAATACAAGGTTCATGGCTCTTCTATAATTGACTATAAAGAGGACGAAACAGTTTGTATATATCCTGAGGAACTGGCGGTTACCCCTTCTTTCATGAAAATTGCATCATCGGAGCATGGTTTGATAGCGTTAGACTGTCTAATAGATGTCTTTGAAAAATATGGGCATTTGAGTGCTCAGGAACTCGTTTATAAAACACATCGACCAGGTGGACCTTGGGATAGGGTGTATAAACCGGGAAAAAATGCTGTAATAACGGATGATTTGATCCTTCAATACCACCATGTAATTCAATAGAGTTTTGAAACAAAAGGGTTTTCGTTAAGCAATGATTAATAAGACGCAACGACAGAAAACTGACGGAAAAGTGAAGGAAAAATGACGGAAAGATGACAGGGTATTTTGTGTCAGACATGATATGCTGATAGCGTGAGATATTTTGAAGCAGGGCGCCACTCCGATCGGGTGGCGTTTTTTATTTTCAATGAATTAAAAAGGGAAAACAGGGAACAATAAGCCAATGCAAAATAGAAAGCTACAGCGAGAGCATGAAGTGAGGTTTGTGGTTATGCATCTGTACGACGAGAAGGAGAAAGCAAAAATGGCCTATGAGCGACATAAGTGCAGAAACTGCATATGGGCGAAGTGGCAAGTGCCATATCTTGTTTCCTGTCCATTTGTGCGGTGTGTGCGAATGTCGGAATTTGACGAAAAAGTAATGTAGGAAAATCCATTCTGTTTTGAAACTAACTAAAAGTGGAGAACGATAAAACGTCAAAAACATGTCAGTTTTGGCACGTTTTTTTGTGATAAAATGATATTGAACAAATGAATACCCTCTACCATGTGTACGTGAGTGGAGCAGACTAACCGAGAAGAGCCCAACGAATCCCTTCCCCGAAAAGAAGCTGTCGCTGATTGAGCGGCGGCTTCTTTATTTTAGTGATGAGTACGAATGTCGGGATTTGACGAAAAAACTATGTAGGAAACTATCTCCTTTTGTTGAAATACAACACAAAGGGGGATTATGAACCATGGAAAGAAATATGGATTTAGTAAGAGAACTACTATTTATTATCGAAAAAAATGATGATAAAAAAGAACTGCCCATTCCTAAAGATTGGGATAGGGAAGTAGTTGCATATCACTTGAAAATTTTAGAGCAAGCAGGGTTTGTAGAAAATTATACAAAGTGGGCAGGAAATGAACCGTTGTGGATTTTAGCGTCACTGACATGGGATGGACATGAATTTCTTGATTCAATTAGAAACAATACAATTTGGAATAAAACCAAAGAGGGTATTAAAGGAAAGGGACTAGAAATTGCTTCAGTCCCTCTGGAAGTAATAAAAGAATATGCAAAACTACAAATCAAAGCTTTATTGGGATTGAATTGAACGCGCCTTCTATGGCGCCTTTTCTTTTTCCAAAAATAAATGAATTGGAAGGTGGTGAAGGGGGTATGACAAAAAACAAAAAGGGACGTCCAATAAAACTCACTCCCGAATTGCAGGAAGAACTCGTTAAAGTCTCACATTTCGCACCTTGAATAAAAATTCAAAATAAACCTGATTTCATCGAATAAAAATTAGTTATTTTACAATATCTGTATAAAAGTTTATTTTTATGCGAATATTTTGGTCATTTTTTGTATATTATGCAAAGGTTGCGAAATATGAGTTAAAGTGATCCGAGCGGGCAATTACATTGAAACGGCCTGTGCTTATGTGGGGATCAACAAAACAACATTTTATGATTGGCTAAAACGCGGTGCGCGGGAGAAAGAACGTCTAGCGAAGAACCCGAATGCGCGGCCGAAGAAAAGCGAACAGCCGTTTGTCGAGTTATCCAACGCAGTAGAAAAGGCACTGGCGCAAGCGGAGATACGAGATGTAGCGATCATCGGTAAGGCGGCGGAAGAAAATTGGCAGGCGGCCGCATGGCGTCTTGAGCGAAAGTTTCCCGAACGGTGGGGGCGTAAAGAACGTTTAACCGCGGACTTGAACCATTCGGGGCAGGTGGCAACTCATGGGCAATACGAAATCAGAGTGGAGCACAACATCGCCAGCGAGCTTCTTGAAGACGAAGAAGCAAGGGAGCTTATCAAGCGACTTATCCGAAAGCGCAATGCTAATAAGCGAGATTCTGAATAATTTAGACGCGCTCGAAAAAGAGTTGGCCAAAGAAGATTACTCGGTCTATTTGGAATACACTCATTTTGGGCGCTATCGCCCATCTCGACATTCAGATTTAATTTGCGATTATCTCATGAGAGTGGAACGGGGCGAAATCGACCGTCTCATGATATTCATGCCGCCGCGTCATTCCAAGTCCATGACCGTTACAGAGACGTTCAAGTCCATGACCGTTACAGAGACGTTCCCATCATGGTTTATCGGGCGCAATCCAAACAGGCGAGTCATCGAAGTCTCCTACGGCGATTCATTGGCAAGGCGGTTTGGGAAAGCCAACCGTCAAAAGATCGAACTGTTTGGCGAGGAATTGTTTGGCATCCGTCTTTCAAGAGACGTTAATTCGGTGACGAGTTGGGACGTCGAAGGGCATCGCGGCGGGATGATTTCGGTCGGGATCGGCGGCGGGATCACCGGGCAAGGCGCGGACTTGCTCATCATCGACGACCCGATTAAAAACCGCAAAGAGGCGGATTCGATCACGTATCGAAACATGCTGTGGAATGAGTGGCAAAACACGCTATCCACCCGTTTGCAACCCGGCGGACGGGTTATTTTAATTCTCACAAGATGGCACGAAGACGACCTTGCCGGACGGCTGCTCGAACACGAGCCGGAGCGGTGGACGGTGCTTTCGCTTCCTGCGATTTGCGATTCCGAAAACGACTTGCTAGGGCGAAAAATCGGCGAGCCGCTGTGGCCGGAGTACGGATTTGACGAGAAGTGGGCGGAGGAAACGAAGAAATCGGTCGGATCGCGAACATGGAATGCGCTATATCAACAGCGCCCAACGCCCCCAAGCGGCGCGATCATCCACCGCTCGTGGTTCAAATATTACAAGCAAGCTCCCCAAATGGACGAATATATCCAATCATGGGATTTTGCATTCAAGGATACCAATGACGGTTCGTTTGTTGTTGGGCAGGTGTGGGGCAGAAAGGGAGCGGACAAATACCTGCTTGACCAAGTCCGCGCGAAGTTGTCCTTCACCGAGTCGATCCGTGCGATTGTCTCACTGACGTCCAAGTGGCCGCAGGCGCATGCGAAACTCATCGAAGACCGCGCGAACGGGACGGCGATCATCAATGCGTTGCGGCATCAGATCAGCGGCATGTTGCCGGTTGTGCCGAACGGAACGAAAGTTGAGCGGCTGAATGCGGTGTCGCCGCAATTTGAAGCCGGAAACGTCTACATTCCGCATCCGAGCATCGCGCCGTGGGTGCATGATTACGTCGAGGAATTGGTGGCGTTCCCGAACGCGCCGACTGACGACCAAGTGGACGCGACATCACAGGCATTGCGATACCTCGACCGAACTGGAACGAAAGGAACAATCAAAGTCGACATCTTCTAACAGAAGGGAGGGAGCGGCATGGAAAAACAAGCAGTGGCCAAGGCATATGTGTTAAGCGACGGCGAAATCATCGAGGAAAGCACGCTCGAACGCTACGCGATCAAGCAGGGAGAATCGAGAGCCCTTCCCAGCGACCGTTTTGGCAGCGCGTATGGGGAATTGGGACTTGTTGAACCGCTGTACAATCTCGAAGCGCTGGCGCAACTGCTCGAACTCAACCCGTACCATTATCGGGCAGTCAAAACGAAAGCAAGAGATACCGCAGGGCTAGGATGGTATCTTGAGGCGAAAACGAACAGCCCAAGCGAACAACAGCGCGAGATCGCGATGCAATTTTTAGAGAACCCAAACCCGTACAAGACGCTGACCGACATCAATAACAACGTGATGGTGGACTATGATTCCATCGGGAACGGCTACTACGAAGTCATCCGCGACGCAGATGGGACGCTTATCGGTCTGGAGCATATTCCAGCGCATACGGTTCGCGTCCATCAGGATATGAACCGCTACTGTCAAATCCGCGGAGCAAAGAAGGTGTGGTTTAAGCGGTTTGGCTTTGAAGACGATGTGGACTACATGACAGGCGAAATTGCCCCTGCCGGTTCCATTCCGGCCGAGCGGCGAGCGACGGAAATCATCCACGTCCACAATTACACAAGCCGGAGTGATTACTACGGTCTGCCGGACATTCTCCCTGCGTTAAGTGCGATTATTTCCGACCGAGAACGGGCGGAGTACAACATTAGTTTCTTTGAAAATCACGCCGTCCCTGCCTACGTCGTGACGGTGACAGGCGCGGAACTCGACGAGCAAACGAAGCAGTTGATCCGCCGTTACTTTCAGCAGGACATTAAGAAAAATCGCCACTCGACATTAGTGGTGACGGCGCAAAAGCCGCAGGGGGATTTCTCGGACACGCCGATCGAAATCAAGTTCCAAGCGTTGTCTGTGGAGACGAAGGAAGCAAGTTTCCGCATGTTGCGGGCGGACAACAGCGATGAAATCCTGTCCGCACACGGTGTTCCGCCTTATCGAGCCGGCATCGTCGTCGAAGGTTCGCTTGGCGGCTCAACGGCGAGGGAGTCAACGGAAATCTACAAGCAATCAGTCATCGAGCCGCGACAAGACATGCTTGAGAATGTGATGAACCGATTGCTGTTGATTGGTCTAGGGGTGACGGATTGGCGTTTCCGTTTCAAAGACATTGACTCGAAAGACACGCAAGCGAAGATTGAGGAACTGCGCTTCCTGTTTGAAGTGGGCGCGTACAGTCCGAACATGATTTTGCGCGAACTAGGCAAAGAGCCGATTGACGATCCGAACCTAGACAGGCATTTCATTTTTGGGCGACCGCTCGACGCTTCACAAGAGGAAACGAATGCGATATTGAATTCGCTGAAACAATTGCACGCCAAACTCATTGACATCGCCACGAAAGAGGGCGGCAAGCATGTGTGAAGTGTGCAAGCTGTTGGACATGGATCGCGAGCTTGTCGCGTTCCTTGTTGCACATGGAGCGCTTCCTGCAATCAAGGAACAGGATGAGCGGATCACCGAAATTGAAGAAAAATTGGCGCGCCGGTTGGTCAGCCTGCAAGTTGGGCTAGAAAGTATGTTCATCCAGCGGTTGCGCGAGCTTGGCTATATCCCGCTGTCGATTCTCGAACAGGAAACGTTTATCGCGGATATTCTTGATCCGATTTTCGCGGACATGGAGGAAGAGATCGCCGAAGCCGCTGTCGAAAGTGCGGTCGTGGCGAGGCAATTGACGTTCGAGGAAATTCTCGAACAGGGCTTGGAATTGGTGTTTACAGAATTCAGTGAGCGCGTTCTCGAAGAATTGCGAGAGCGCGTTTATGTGTTTTCGGAGGATACATTCCGGCGCATAAAAGGTGATTTCCGTGCCACATTGGTTCGCGGCTATGAGGAAGGCAAAGGGATTGACGACATCGCCGTAGATTTGCGCGCGGATTTTCAAGACCTGCGCGATCATCGGTTGCGGACAATCGCGAGAACCGAAGTGCAGGGAGCGCAAAATATTGGCATTATCCAAACGATGCAAGATTACAACGTCCGGTATAAGCAGTGGCTGACGGTCAGAGACAGCCGCGTGAGGGGGAGAAACCCGAAAGACCGCGCCGACCATTATTCCTTGCATGGGCAGGTGGTGCGGATGGATGAACGTTTCTCAAACGGGTTGATGCACCCGTTAGACCGTTCCGGACGGATCGAGGAATGGATCAACTGCCGTTGCCGATGCCGTCCGTATATCCCGAAAAAGGGCGAGCAAATCGTCCGCACTCCTTACTATCCGTAAAGGGGGTGATTTCATTCTAGGCGTGGCTCGTTTCATGAAGCGATTCCGAACAGAAAGGAGTGAGAGAATGAAGCACGAACTCACTGCGCCGGTCACACACAAGAACGAGGAGAAGCGGATCGTGTTCGGCCCTGTTCTTGTGCCGAACGAGCCGGACAGCGACGGCGATGTCGTATCCGCTGAAAAGATTGAAGAAGTGGCGCACAAGTTTTTAGAGCAATACGGCAACATCGATTTGCAACACACGCTGAACAATGTCGGCAAGGTAGTGGAATCGTACATCTTGCCGTTTGATTGGGAGATTGACGACGAATTGACTGTTCCGAAAGGAAGTTGGATGATGGGCGTTCGCGTTCAAGACGAGGACGTTTGGCAAGCGGTCAAAGAAGGAAAATTGACCGGATTTTCGATTATGGGTGTTCCAAAAGCGGCGTTGAAATCGAAAGAGGCACTGAAACGTACGACACTGGCCGACTTGGAACGATCCGCCGGCGATTGGGTAGTCAATGCCGTTTCCCTTGTCGACGAGCCTGCCGTGCCGAAAGCCAAATTCATCGCGATCAAAAGCAAGGACAATCGAGAAGAAGCGGTGAAAAAGGCCATTCAAGGTTCGTTTGAATACATCAGCGAACTGTTGCGCGAAAAAGTCTATCAGACATTCGATAACGGCGCGTTTGATTCGTATGTCTATTCCATTTTCGAAGATTCCGTTGTGATCCGTGTCGATGACTTGGCGAGCGGCAAAAAACGATTCTTCCAAATCGGCTACACGATCAACGAGCAGGGAGACGTCGAGTTTGTCGGCGACCTGCAAGAGGTTCGCATCGTGGAGAATGTCATCCCTGTTGAATCCCCTTCGCCGCAAAGTGTCGCTGTGGCCGCGCAGGCGGCTCTAGGAGGCGCGGAAGGCGAGGGGCAAGGGGTATAACCCTTTCAAGCGAAGAAAAAAGCCCACAGCAGGCGAATAAAGGCCTTTTTGATAGATTGAAAGAAAAGCTGGGGCTGAAACCGTCCGAAAAGGCAGGGCGAAAAATTTCTGATGCGAACTACGAGAAGCTGAAAGCCGCAAAGGAAGTCATTGACGAACTGTTGCGGATTGCCGAAGAAGAACGAGCGAACAAATCGAAAGAAGGTGATGACGAAGTGAAAGTCGAGGACGTTCAAAAAATGATCGATGATTCGTTGAAACCCGTAAATGACAAGCTATCGGAAATCATGAGCACGCTGAAAGGAGCGGCGACGGATCACGAGCCACAAGAACCGCAAAATGAAGAGGAAGGCCTCCGAGACGAATCCGCTGCCAAAAGCGAAGACGACAGTTACAAAGAGAAATACGAACAAGTCGTCAAACAGCTTGACGAACTCAAGCGGAAAATCCCGTTCTCGAAACGTCTGACGGGACAAGACGGAGTGGAAAAATCGAAGCCGCAAGACGAATACGACCGCGACCCGTTTGGATTCAAGCGCAAATAAATGTCGAAAATAGAAAGGGAGTGTTGAATGTATGCTGACGAACGATATGCTTCTTGGAAAATTGGAAAACGTCTTAAAAGCCATTACGACGACTGACCTTGGTGCGTCGCGTTTAGCTCCAGCGAAGCAACAGCTTTTCGTACGGACGGTCTCCCAAGCGACGCGCATTTTGGATGAGGCGCGCCGAATTGATATGACGAGCCATACGCACGATATTGACCGCATCGCATTCGGTTCGCGCATCTTGCAGGCGGCAACGGAAGGAGAAGCACCGACTGGAGAAGCGAAGCCGGAATTCAGCACGAATAAATTGGAGTCGGTCGAAGTGATCGGCGTTTCGGGGATCACGGATTCGACCCTTGAGGATAACATCGAACGCGAAGGATTCGAGGATACGCTGATTCAATTGATCGCTGAACGTGTTGGCGTTGACCTCGAAGAATTGTTCCTTAACGGCGACAAAGCGAGCAGCGATCCGTTCTTGGCGAAAACAGACGGGTGGCTCAAGAAGGCGGCCAACCTTGTTCAAGGCACGACTGACTTTGACCCGACGAACGTCGAAGCGATGTTTGACGCCATGATCCATGCGGTACCGAAGAAATACCTGCGCGACCGCTCGCAATGGCGTTTCTATGTGCACTGGGACATTGAAGACGCCTACCGCGATGTTCTCCGCGCGCGTGGTACGGGTCTTGGCGATACGGCGCAAACGACTGCGACACAGTTGGCCTATAAGGGCATTCCGGTGGTCGATTCGGCGAACATGCCTGCCGGAACGGCGCTTTTGGTCAATCCGGCGAACCTTGTTTACGGCATTTACCGCGACATCCGCATTGAGCCGGATCGCCAACCGAAGGCACGGCGTACGGACTTCGTTACGACGTTACGTGTTGACTGCAACTTTGAGGATGAGAACGCCGCTGTCGTTGGGCAAGGCTATACGGGCTGATGAGGTGAGGATGGATGAAAACCTTGCGAGTCGTGAATAAAGGGCGGAAAACTCGATACCGTCTTGGTGTCGAGTTCCCGCCTAACCAACCGGTCGAAATCACAGTCGGAAATCGCGAATATCTAACCGTGAAGGCGGTTCGGGACTTTGAAGTGGAGATTGTGAATGAAGGCGACAAAAGCGAAACAGAACATCGTCATGAAAGTGCCAAGACCGACGCACCTTCATTGGACGTGCAAAGCATGACCATTGACGAGGTGCTCGAAGCGGTCAAGGAGGGCAAGATTTCTGTTGACGAAGCGTTGTCCCAAGAGAAAACAGGCAAAAAACGTTCGACATTGATCGACAAGCTCGAATCATTGAAAGAAGCGTGATGACACATGCCATTATTCGAAAGGCCGGTGACGGAAGTCGTGACTCCGCAGGACGTTCGGGATTTGACGGGCGTTTCTGCGGAGTATTTCCGTTTCCCGAATGCGACTGATCCCGAAGCGGCACTGGATGGTTTGTTGTCGACATGGATTGAGCGGATCGCGTCACATATCCATGCTAGGCTCAAACGAACCGTTCTTGAAACGGATGACGACTACTTGGCGATTCAAGACGTTTTAGTACGGACGGTCGCCAAAGTGGTAGCGGTCGCCCAACAGCAACGATCCAGCCCGATCATTCAAATTGACGATTTCGCTGTTTCTATTCTCAATACGTCGGAAGTAACTAAAGATTTAGGAACAGAATTACGACCGTTCATGAGGCGAAGCGTTGACGTCTTCCTTTCATCAGATGACTTTGTAGAGGCGTGATGAAGATGTTTGATGCTGAAATCAATAGGGATGATTTACGGCGCTTGATTCCACGCATGAGAGCGGCGCTAAACCGTGCGACAGAGTTGACCGCATTAGAGGTATGGGGCAACCTAATGGAGTTTTCGCCGCAAGACCATGGACGTTTGGCCGGATCATGGAAATTGCAAAAACGGAGCGCGCGGTTCTATACAGTCGGCACGAACGTGGAATATGCGCTCGTGCAAAACTATGGTTCTGGACCATACGAAATCTATCCGCGTAGGGCGAAAGCGTTGCGGTTTGAAGTGAACGGGGAAGTGGTCTTTGCCAAAAAGGTCAATCACCCGGGAATCAAGCCGAAACGTTTCATCGAGAGATCAATTTCCGCAGCCGAGCGGCGGATTGACGATTTCATTGAACAGGCGTTGAGGGAAGTGAAATTGATATGATTCAAAGAAAGCCTCTTAAAGACATTCACAAGGCGATTCGGGCGAAGATTCGGGAAGTGTTGGAGCAAGCGCCGGAGCTAGAAGAAATCAAACGGATTGTGTATGGGGAAAAGGTAAGAGTCGGGACGTTGCAAACGCCTGCTATTTGGATTGTACCGGAGCCGTATGCCCCGAACTTGCTTGGTGGCCACACAGCCGATCATGACATACGGTTCAATTTTGTGGTGCTTGTCAAAGACAGCGACCCTGAACAAGGGCTGGAGAAAGCGCATGATTTGGCGTTGACGGTCTATGACGTGCTGATGCAAGACCGAACGCTAGGCGGCACTGTATCGGATGTTCGCCCAACGCAAATCGACCCTGCCTACGAAATGGGCAATAACACGCAGGTGTGTTGGTCTGCGGTTCAATTTGACTTTCGAGTGAAACGGAGGGAGTAGCATGGCGAAAGTGCCAAAACACATCGGAAAAGGCGAAGGTGGCGCTGGTGTTGCTCAACTGCCAGCGATTTTTTATGACTTGATTGACGATCTGAACGAGTTGCGAAACAAGCAAATCGCTTTGTTGCAAAAACTTGACGCGGATGCCGGAACGGCGGATACGGACTATGCCGCCACCCTAACGCCTGCTCCGCTCAAGACCGTCAAAGAGTGAGGTGATGACACATGGCGATTACGCGCTACTTGATGATCGGCGAGGAAACGGAATTTGGGGTGGAAGCGGCGCAATATGCGGAAACGCTCGACCCCGAAAGTGTTTCCATTGAGCCGGCCGAGGATGACAAGCTGATTTACGAGGGCATTTCCGGATTGGATCGTGTGGCGCAATTGGGTGTGTATTCGACAGGCGGAGCGATCACGTTGCCGCTTGACGACAAGGCAACCGGCTGGTTTTGGAAATGGGCGTTAGGAGGTTATGAAGTGACAGGGGACGCCACGACCGGCTATACGCACACGTTCTATCCTGCCCGCAGTGCGCTGATGCCTTCGTTTTCAGCGAAAATCGGCAAAGACATCATGGAGCATGTGTTCCTTGGTAACGTGATTGAGTCGCTAGAATTGGAGATTGAAAACGAATGGGCGTTGCTAACGGTCAACACATTAGGCGCGTCGGACAAACGAGCGCCGTTGGCCACCAACATTCAATTCACGGAAGGCAACGTCTTCACCGCGCCAATGGCGGCGCTTGAAAAGGGCGGAACGGATATGAGCGCGTCTGTAAACAGTTTGACGCTGACAGTGGAGACGGGCGCGGACATTGAGAGCGCGCAAGGATTTGGCTCTCGTTTCCCGAAAAAAGCGTTCATGGGTTCGATGGTCGTTACGTTAGAAGTTGCCCTTGGATTCGACAGTGACCAAGAGTTAATCGCCTTTTGGGGCGGCACGGACGGCCCGAGCACTGACACGTTGCAAGAATTCAGCTACACGTTGCATTTAGGAAGCAATTTGGACATCATTTTCCCGCGGCTGATTTATACGGCATCGAGCCAACCGGTGGAAGGTAGGGAAGGCATTGTCCAAACCGTGACGGCGCGAGCCTTGTTCGACCAATCGACTGGCACAGGACCGATTCAAGTGTCGCTGACGAACAATAAGGCATCGTATACAGTCGCATGAGGATAGGCGGCATGCTTATCCTCATCTGTTTTTTAGAAGGACAAACATAAATTGAATTTGGAGGGAAACCGAATGGCAAAGAAATTGACCGCAGGTGTACTGAACGGAACAGCCTACCAAGAAACGATGATCGTGACGTGGAACGGAGAAGAATATGAGGTAGATATTCGGCCGCTGAACAACAAAGAGGCACTGGAAGTCGAAGAACTCATGCAAGAAGGCGTGGCAGTGAAAGGAACGCCAACACTGAAAGGCAAGGTGGCACAAACGCTTCAATTCGACACGAAAGCGAACCTGCGCGGCCGGAAACGGGCGGCAATCAAAGCTGTGGCATACGGAACGGTTGACCCGATGATTACAGAACAAGTAGTGGAAAACGAGTTCCCGCCGAAGTTGGTTGATGAAATCGCCAACCGAATTTACGAGATCACGGGCATCGGGAACAAACAACAAGTTCAAGAAGCGGTGGAAAACGATGATGATTCCTTTCTTCAATCATGAAGGAAGGAATTTTTATTTTCTCGTGAAAGAGTGTGGTATTTCACCACTCGACATTCCTTACATGACGCCTCTGCAACAAGAAGTGTTGATTGCACACCATAACAAAATTCAAAAAGAGCGCCAAAAAGAAGTGGAGAAATTGAGAAGAAAACTCCCTCCACGGGCGCGTCTTGTACGAAAGGGGAGATGATGCATGGCGGATCAAGTCGTTCAAATTGCGATTTCCGGCGTTGATGAAGTGTCCGGCATTTTGAACCGTATTAATCAAAATGCACAAAAAGCGTTTCAATCTGTCGAAAGTGCCATCGAGTCGATGCCAGATTTGGATATTCAAGCAGACCTGTCTTCAATCGTTCGACTGGAAGGAGCGATACGAGAACTCACTCAAACCATCCGTTCCATGCCCTCCCCGAAAGTGGATACGTCCCAAGCAAGGGGCGAACTCAAGAAACTGCAAGACGAAGCGGAGAATACCCAAAAATCGCTGAAAGACATTGATTTTGAGCCTGTTCTGTCCGGCTTGGCGACAGGAGCAGGCATTTCGGCGGTCGTCGGAAAGGCACTGGAGACCGTGAATACGGAAACGAAAATCCGCGTCTCGTTCGACGTTCCGCCAGAATCCATCCAAACCGTGAAAGAGGCGACGAATACAGTCAAAGCGTACGGCATTGACGCGGAAAGCGCCCTAGAAGGCGTGCGCCGTCAATTCGCGTTGAACGCCGATGCGAGTGATGCGGCAAACCGGAAAATCGTCGAAGGAGCCGGAGCGATCGCCGCCGCGTATTCGGGAATCGACTTTACAGAGTTGATTCAAGAGGTAAACGAAATTGGCAGCGAACTTGAAATGTCAGACCAGCAAGCGCTTGGGCTTGTCAATTCGCTGTTACGCATTGGATTTCCGCCTGAACAGCTTGACATCATTTCCGAGTACGGCCAACAATTGAACCGCGCTGGATTTGAGGCGAATGAAATTCAGGCGATTTTCGCCGCAGGGGTCGAAACGGGGACGTGGAACATCGACAACCTGCTTGACGGCCTCAAGGAAGGCCGCATTCGCCTTGCAGAATTCGGGCAGGGTGTGAATGAAACGACGGTCGAACTCTTGAAAGGAACAGGCATCTCCGCGAAGCAGTTGCAGGCATGGGGACAGGCCGTCGCCGCAGGTGGTGAGCGAGGGCGGACGGCTATGCAACAGGTTGCCAAAGCGCTGATGAACGTCAAAGACGAGACAAAAAGAAACGCGCTTGGTGTAGCTATTTTCGGTAAACGAAAGTTGTGCCGAAACAAAACCGGGCAAAATCGGTGGAAGCTAAGTGAATCGGCATAAAAAGTATGCTATAATAATTATGAAGGGCTAGGGGGACGCCCCGAAAAGCAGATTCCCGACTGCCTGCCCTTCATTTAATTATTCGGGATACAACTACGGGAGGTTGTAAAATGAATAAGGTTTGTTGTGATTGTGGTGAAGAAAAACAACTAGATGATTTTGTGAAAGACAAACGTTATCCTGATGGGCGTAGAAAAAGATGTAAACGGTGCGAAAATTTAAGACGAAGAAAGACTCCTTTGTTACCAACACCAAAAGACGGTTATAAATATTGCTCTAAATGTTTAAAAGAAAAGCCGTTAGACGAATTTAATTTTAGAACTGTCAAAGGAGAAAAGAAGCCATTTAGTTATTGCAAAGATTGCGAAAGAGAATACAACCGAAATAAATATTCTCATACATGTCAAAGATGTGGAAAAAGTTATCATTCGGGCAAAAAGAAATCTACTTATTGCAAAAAATGCTACTCGGAACTCTTAAGGGATTTAGAAACCAATCCGTCGAAAGTGATATACATGGATTGGAGCGGAGAAAACAATCCTATGTATGGAGTTAGACGTTTTGGAAAATCCAATCCTAATTACAACCCAAACAAAACAGATGAGGAAAGAGAAAAAGAACGGCTTATTGAAGGTTATGGTTTATGGAGAACACAAGTCTATGAAAGAGACAATTATACATGTCAATGTTGTGGAGATAATAAAGGTGGAAACTTAATTGCCCATCACTTGGATAGTTGGGATTGGTGCAAAGAGAAACGACTTGATGTGGATAACGGCATAACCTTATGCATAACATGTCACAAAATTTTCCATGATATATATGGATACGGAAAAAACACTAAACAGCAATTTTATGAATTTCTGTCGATGGTAAATAAGCGCTCTGTTTGAGCGCTTTTTATTATGCCGATTCATATGCCAACACCGAGGTAACGGGGAATACCACCCCGCACCGTAGAGCGTAGGCGGTGAGCGTTAAGGGAGCAATAATCCGCCCAAGAGTGTCCGGCAACCAACAAATGTTGGTTGAAAATGTACGCCGAACCGGGCTGGAATTGACCAGCGGTATCCCGTGAAAGGGTATGAGGGAAACCTCCGGAAGCAGAGGATAAAAAGCCTTTGCGATAACAAATTGACAATGTGGGAAGACCAAGGAGATAACATTGCGGAAACGCTTCTGAACATGAACAAGCACTTGGGTGACGCGAGTAAAAATCAAGACCTGTTCAACCAGACCGTGCAACAAATGAATGCTGACCCGATGGTGCAAATGCAAAATGCGTTCAACGATTTAAACACAGCCCTAGCTCCGGTGTATCGAGGGATTGCTGATGTGGTAAGCAAAGTAGCGGAGTGGATTTCTGAAAACCCGAAATTGGCGGCAACGATCACGGCGATTATCACGGTGATTGGCATTATCACCGGACTGTTTTTGACGCTCGCGCCGATTGTGTCTACCATCACTATGGCGATGGGCGTTCTTGGCGTCAGCTTTGGAGCGATTGCGGCGCCGGTGTTGATTGTAATAGGCGTTATCGGAGCGCTTATCGCGATCATCGTTTTGCTATGGAAGAACTGGGATTCGGTCAGTAAGTTTCTGACGAACTCGTGGAACGCGATCAAAAGCGTAGCGCAAACCGTGTTCAGCGCACTTGGAGCGTTCTTCGTGAGTGTATGGGAAGGCATCAAGAGCGTATCCATCACGGTCTGGAATGCTATCAAGTCCGCGTTGTCAACGGCGTGGAGCACGATTAAATCTGTGGCTTCTACCGTTTTTGACGCAATTAAAACAGCGATCTCGAACATTTGGAACACGATTAAAAGCGTGACATCGACCGTCTGGAACGCTATCAAGTCGGCGTTGACGGCAACGTGGAACGGCATTAAAAGCGCCGTATCGACAGTATTCAGCGCGATCCAGACGGTGATTTCGACCGTGTGGAACGTCATTCGTACCATGACGACAACGGTCTGGAATGCCATCCGTTCGGCTTTGACTACTGCATGGAACGCGATTAAATCTGCGGTTTCTTCTGTTTTCAATGCAATTCGGAACGTGATTTCAACAGTCTGGAACGCCATCCGTTCTGTCACGTCGAGCGTGTGGAATGGTATCAAAAGTGCAATCAGTTCTGTTATCAACGGCATTCGTTCGGGAATTTCAAGCACGTTCAGCAGCATTCGCAGTATCATTTCAAGCGTATGGAATGGAGTGAAAAGCGCGACATCGAGCTCATGGAACAGCGTGGTTAGCTCAGTACGTGGCGCAGTAAACAAAGTCATTGACTTTATCAACCGCATGATTAACTCGATCAACAGCGTTCGCATTCCGATTCCGAAGATTCCCGACTGGGTTCCGGTGATCGGCGGACGCGGAGGCGGCTCGATTGGGTTCAATATCCCGAACATCCCGCGCTTGGCAACAGGTGGTGTGGTTGACGAGCCAACGCTAGCCATTGTCGGTGACGCGGGAGCAGGAAACCCCGAGATCGTCGCGCCGCAACGAATGTTGCGAAGCATCATCCGTGAAGAACTGCAAAACAGCGGAAAACAAAGCGCAGAGAGAATAGAAATTGTCGTCCCTGTCATCATGGACGGCATGGAAATCATGCGAGTGGTCACGCCGTATATCGACCGTGAACTCGGTCAGCGGCGCATCGGGAAAATGAGAGCGAACGGCATAGGGGGTGTCACCTTATGATTACGTATGACGGGTTTGACTTGTCGCCGTACCTACTCGTCCGAGACATTGGTCGCCCCTTAATGCCGCCGCAAGAAATAGCATCCATGTCTATCGCCGGAAGGCATGGCGCATATTTCTTGGAGAAGCGGCATCAGTCGATTGTCATTCCTGTTGAGGTGGTCATCTTCGAGCATCGCGACATGTCATATTTTGAACTGAAACGTTTCTTGGCCGGAAAGCTGAACAAGAGCGAGCCAAAGCCGCTCATCTTTGAAGACGAGCCGGACAAATACATCAATGCTATCATTCAGGATCAAACAGAAATTGACGATTTGATCCGCGCCGGACAAGGAACGTTAAACTTCTTTTGTCCCGATCCGTTCTACTACGCGATTGAGGACGAAGTGTTTGAATTCAGCGGCACTGGCGTGTATGTCGTCAATCGACAAAAGGGAAACGAGTATTCAGAACCGCTGATTGAGATTAAAGGGACGAACAGCGGCGGCACGATTGGCGTCCGAACGCCTTTTACGTCCGTCCGGTTTTCGGGAGCGTTGCAACAAGGGGAAACCCTTGTCTTAGACAGCCAGCTTGTCACGTCCTACATTGTCGACGGATATGGGAACAAGCGATCAGCGAATCAGCATTTAGATTCGATGGATTTTCCGTTTTTGGACGTCGAGGAAAACGAGGTTGAGTTTTTCGCAGAAGGAAACGCGACCATTCAGAAAGCGACCGTCTACGCTCGAAGCCGATGGATTTAGAAAAGAGGTGAGATCATGGCGCAAACCCCATATCGTGATTTGACGAGCCAAGACATTCTATCCGCGCATATTTCGGGCTTGCAACACGACATCAACAAAATGCAGGCGGTTTTGGAAATGAAAACAGCGCAAGCGACGGGGCATGTATTGAAGCCGGTGGCCGATCAAGACGACCCGACTATCCGTTATCGCATTTATGAGGGAACAATTCGCAATTGGCTGGACAATCCGGCGCCTGTTATTTATCGAAACGGCGCCCGAGTTGATCCGAGCGAATACGAAATCAGCCCGGCGCACGGCGTTGTCGTCTTTCATGAGCAACAAAATTTGAACAATACGATCACAGCAGACTTTACGTACATCACGAACGTTTCGGCATGGCGGCAAAGCATAGACGGGAGCGTCGGGAGCATTCCATCGTTGCGAAAGGCGGTGGATCAACATTCGTTGTTGCTCGCTAACAATCCAGCAGGAGTTGAACCCTTTTATCCGTTGCCGGGAACGTATATCAGCCATTTTCGGCGCGACTACAATCCAATTAATACAGACGGAACGGCGAACGTGAACAGCCACGTGCCTGCGTTTCGGATATTGGTTTACGGAAACACGATTGACGCCTTCCCGTTTCCGCTGCCAACCAAAACCCGATTCAACAAGGCGGCGATGAAACTGAATTCGGCCAGCACGAACGTATCGTTGCGGATCGGAATTTACCGAGATAACGGACTGCGGCCGAGCGAATTGCTATTTCAAAGCCCGGTCATCACCATTCCGGCGTCCGGAGGGTGGGGCATGGTTGACATTGATTTGGAGTTGGAACCGGGGTTCTATTGGATTGCAAGGCACGATGGGGCGACAGCGTATTACGATGGATTGAGCCAAGTCAGCGCCATCCCTATCGTAGGATTCAACGCCCAAACATTCTTGCAGGATTTATCGCCGCGCCCCAATCATCATTCGTTCTATGGAGGCTATCGGGCGACGAACATTCCTTTTGGCGATATGCCAACGACGTTTCCGGCAAGTGGAGCGTTGTTTCAACGAAGCTCCTATTGTTCGCCTTGGCTAGTCGTGGCGTGAGGTGACGCCTATGCTGAAATACAATCAGTTGAGAGTCGGACGGTATAACCTGCTTGGCAAGATTCGATACAACAGCCAACCGCCGCAACGACAGCAACCCTTGTACAATCGACTGTCCAATGCTTTGTTGGTCGTGTATGACCAAGAAGGGAATCGACTTGGCGTATTGGAAAACGCTGATGACCCGATTTTGGAACAAGAGATTGGCAGTGTGGATACGCTGACGTTTTCCCTTCCATACAACGATCCAAAACGAGAGTACATTCAAAACGAAAACATCGTCGAAGTGGTCAATCAGCGTTATTTCATTCGCGATGTCTCAAAAGTGAGAGCCGGAGGGCGGCTCGAACTCGTTGTGTATTGCGAAGCGACATGGTACGACCTGCAATATACCGAGCCGATGAAAGTGTGGAGTTGGCAGGACGCGACGCCGGAACAAATCATGGTGGATATTCTGGAAGGGACGGGATGGTCAGTCGGGCGTGTGGAAGTGACAGAGCGTCGAAACCTTCAGCTAGAGGAAGGCTTGACGAACCGTCTAAAAGCCTTAAGAGAGCTTCCCAATATCTTTGCGGGCGAGTTGTGGTTCAACACAAACAACAATACAGTCGATTTCTTGCGGCCGGAAGGAAGGGATTCGGGAGCGTCTATCGTCTATCGAAAAAACATGAAGGAAATCGAAGTGAACTACAGTACGAAAAATCTTGTCACGAAACTGTACTTGTACGGGAAGAACAATATGACGATTGAAGACGCCCATCCCCAAGGATTGCCGTATATTGAGAACTACCAATATACGACCAAGAAAAAAGTGCTTGTGGCAAAGGACGAGCGTTTCACCAACCCGTTTCATCTTTACGAGCGCGGCGTATATGCTTTGAGTATCCTCTCGCGCCCGACCGCTTCATACGTGATGAAAGTCGCCGACTTGTCAAGAATGTCGGGTTTGAGCCATGAACAATTCGCCCTTGGCGATAACGTGTTTGTGTACGACAAAGAATTGGGCATCAACGAGAAGAAGCGCATTGTTCGTTGGAAGTACAACATCAAAAAGCCGTGGGAATCGGAAGTGGAGCTTGAACGTCCACAACCGACGCTGTCCGACTTGCTGACAGGCGTTCAAGAAGCGGCGCCTGCTCTTGAATCCGAGGACGCGATAGACCGTCAAGACATGCTGAACTTGAGCGTCTTTAACTACCTCATGAATTCACGTGCTGATGACGGATTCAACTATTGGACGAACAATGGATGGGAAATCGATCCGGTCAACGGGTACAGCGGCAACGCTTCGTTCAAGGCGACAGCCGAAGAAGGAAAGACCAAGACGCTCAAGCAAATCGTCTACCCGTCCCATCGCGATTCGTATTCCATCAGCATGCGGGTGGCGGCGGAAAATTTGCAAGTCGGGAGCGGGCGCGTTGGCGTTTACATTCGCATCAAATACGCGGACGGAACAGAAGATGAGCCAATTTGGCTGTCACTGGCCGGAGGTGAGGCGACATGATGTTTCAGCTTGTCAATCAAGTTATCGAAGTGAAAAACTCCGATAGAGGCGTCTCTGCGATTGAAATTGAGTTTGTTATGGAGAATTGCCAATCGGGGCAAATCAACGTCACCGACATCATGCTACAAAGCGGTTCGATTGCGACTTTGTGGAAAGGGCATCCGTCAGAAACACGTTGGTCGCTAGACGGGTGATAGTATGAATAAAGGGAATTGGACGCGATTCCTTGCCACACTGACAAAGTTTCAGCGCAAAAAAGTGGACTATATCGAGTTCGAGCTAGTCGCCGAAAACCTGCGGCGCGGAGCGATCCGCATCACTGATTTGCAATTGCAAGAAGGCGAGCAGGTGACCGCTGCGATCCCGAACACGGCCGAATGGTTTCAACCGGCATACGGAACATTGGACGAAACATCGACAGCTATTGGCGGAGACGTCTATTTAGGAGATCAGCCAAGAGTGTTCGAGAATGTGAAAAACCGGTTCTATAACATCGTCGGGCGAGGGCATGAAGCGATTGTCGTTCCAAACGTGTACGAAACGGATTTCTCGAACCGGCTGACGACTACTGTCGTGGACATCACGTTATACGCGAAAAATGATTTTGATTTATTGCGAATTTCCACTAACTATGGCGACTATGTAGGCGAATATGAACGAGTATATCCCGACGAGCCGGAACACCCTTTAAACAAGCGATACAGCCGCGAATTTTTCTTTGAAGGCGGCGCGGCCGGAAGCGAGATTCGGCTGTGGGGCTCAAGGAACGAGGCGTCGATCAACGGCGTTCCGGCCAATCGGGCGAGCCGGACGCTGAATGTCGGCGACGGGACGCTGAAAATTAAACGGCAACTGTTCATGGGCTTGCCCTATGGATCGAACCGCATTCGCATCGAGTTTTACAAATTGGTGAACGGGAAAATGCAAGACGTTGGCATTGGTTTTTGGGGAATTGTCGAACTTATTCAATGGCAGGAAGGGAAGTCCAAGCTATGATAAAGCTGTTATCTTGGTCGCTGAATGAGCCGTCAAACGCTGAATTTGAGCAATACGCGAGGGAAGTCTCGACAGGCGTATGGGAGATTATTGATCCCGACGCATGGAAACGATGGGGCGGCGATCAAAGGAACTTTTGGTATGCGTTTTTAGAGCATCACGAAAAAATCTACGCTTTTGGTCTTCACGATTTCGGCGTATTAGCGGACGGTTCGATTTATCATTACAAGGCCGGAGAAGCGTATCCAGTCTTGACCGATGACGAGAGCGGCATTCGCTATTGGATGAGAGATTCGTTGCGTTTTTTGGTGGATCACTACCCGAATATCAAGTGGTCGTTACAAATGGTTTGTTTTACTGAAAGTCGGGTAGAGCCGATGTTAGATAACGTGAACAATGCACAAGACACGTTCATTCGACAACTGCGGAAAATCGCCGAACTCTACATGAACCGTTTCCCGAACCGCATCAAAGGGATTGAGATGGACTTTGAAAAAAGTTCGTCTCGAAGTCGCTCATATCAAGAAGCGGAAAAGTATCGCGATTTGCTTGTAAGGGTGAAAAACGAGGTTTGTATTCCGTTAGGGCTGGAATTGCGCGTGAACCTTCATGCGATGACGGGCGATTTTGAGCCGTATTGGTATCAATGGACAGACTATCGAACCGTTGCTAGCGGAAGGGATTTGAACGGAAATCAGGCTATCGACGAGTTTCAAATCATGTCCTATGATTTCTCGTCGGGCAATACTGCGCCTGGAGCATCTACCCCATTATGGTGGCTCGAACAGGTGTTAGATCATGTCCAAAATGTACTGCAACCAGAGAAGGTGTATGTCGGAACAGCCGCATATGGACGCCGTTGGCAGTTGAATGAGAAGCGGACAGGGAAAATCGTCAGATATTGGCAAATTATACAATGGCAAAACGGATTGTTCAAGCATAACGCTGGCAGTAGAAACGAGAATGACGAATTTGTTTGGTATAATCAATCGTTCATTCCATATGCCGGATTCCATGATGAAGAATCATCCTACGAAAAGACGTATTTGCATGTGTATGACCGATTTGCGGTGCAGTTCGCAACGTTAAAGACGTTTAACGATCAAACCGTGATTTTCCGTGATACGTACAACGGACAGGACTACATCACAAGCTATTCGAAGCACCAAAGAGCGAAGTTCACGGGCATCAAGAAAATATTGAACGATGTGACGAGCCGGATGGGGAACACGCGAACAGGCACGACTTGGACGCCGCGTGATACACTGTCCGGCTATACATTTTACGGCTATTCAGCGCATTCGGCGGTCTACAACTACAACAAAGACCTGAACACATGCGAACCGGCAGAAGGAAACGAAGGGCAGGACGGGCGCTTGTACTACTCATTCACCCTGCCAGAAGCGGGAAGCTATCGACTGATCGCCGTTGTCTATTTCCCGTATTTAAACCCGCGGATTCCTATTAGCGTGAACGGACAGGGCTTTGTCATCGGGGAAAAAGGAAATCAGCCCGAATGGTATCCGTTTTACGTCAATCCCGACAGGCATTTCTACGACTGCGGTGTTTTTTCGTTTGGCACTTCAAACACGATTGAGGTTGGCATATGCGAAGACGATGCGCAAATTCTAGGGTTTATCGTTTGCGAGGCGTTTGAGCATGGCATGTCGGGCGGGGAAGTCGAGTATCGCGTCAATTTGCAGCCGACGTGGAAACGGGGAGAAGTGACAAACGGGATCGTTTCAAAAGTGCAGGCCTCCTTTCCGGCGAACATGACGATCACAGGCGAACTATTGCGCCGCCCTCCACGTCCGGCCATCATTTGGGAAGACCTGTTCGGACCACATGTCCGAAGCGGCATTACTGACTTGGCAAAGACGAGATACTACCTGCATGTCGATCCAAATTACATTCCGCCGGGCTCTAACCCCGACCCCGATTTACAACGATGTGTCGGCACTCCAGTGAGCAAGGGATACTCATTTGGAGCATGGCGCCCCTATGCGGCGACAAGCACCGAGGAAGCGCACGTATTCGCCGATACAAGGACACAGTCTATGCAATTGATCGTCAACCGCCAATACGAGATGAACGCCCATATCGAAGCGGATTTGCGCGCTGACGTGAACGACAGAAACGCTGTGTACGGCATTCGCTTTTGCGCCGATCAAGCCGGACAAATTGGGCGAGGTTATGTCTTTGTTGCTGACCATCGAGCCGGGCGGTTCTATTTGAAATACGAGAGCGGAGGAAGTTCCCAAGTGCTAGCGTCCGCACCTCTCACGTTGACGCTTGGACAACGCTACACATTCAAAGTTCGAGTGCACGGCAATCATATCAAGTGCATGGTCGGGAACACGGAAGTCATCGAATATCCGAGTACACAAACGTTTCCGGCGCCGCCAAACAAGGGAGCGCACGGTGTATATGCGAGTGGTTGTCGCGTGAAGTGCTATCGACTGCAAATCGCCACAAATGATCGGTATGAGCCGATGGAGAAGGTAGCAGCGATCATCGACGGCGTGGAACATGTTGCACTTGAAGAAACGCGGCCGTACAGCTATGACGAGCTAGGCTATCTTGTATATTCGGGCTTTGACCCCGATGAAGGGTTAGGCATTAAGATTTCCAATGACTACGAAAACCTCCCGATTGTAACCGTGCCGTCTTGGCAAGGGGAGAAAACCATCCGCATCCGTATGGCGGACGCAGGTGTATGGCTGTGCAATTTCTATGTCGGCGATTCGGAAGGCTATTCGATTGCGTGGAACGGCGACCTTGAAAGTTTCATAAAAGCCGCCGAATACACAATGCGATATGGTTGTAAAGGTGTGGCGATGTGGACAATCGGGCAAGAAGACCCGCGGATATTCACTTATATCCCATGAAAGGGGGTGAAGTCATGGGCATTTCACATGACGGAAACGGGGTGACAATTACACTGCGAGAGATTTATGACTCGCTAAATGGAGTGTCGTCGTCATTGGACAGACTGGAACAACGAATCATTCGTTTGGAGGAAAAAACGTCCATGGCCAGTGAAGCTGATGAGAGAAGCCGGAACGCCTTGAAAAAGGCGGAAGAAGCGTTTCAAAAGGCAAGCGAAGCGCTTGTTCTGATCCAAGAAAAAGAGGCCGAGAAAAAAGAATTCAAGAAAATGTGGTTTAGCGCGATCCTAACAGCCATCACTCCTTGGCTGTTAGGTTTTTTATTCGCCCTTATTTATCTTGTCCAGAAAGGAGGTGAGTGGTGATGAAGGATTGGAAGAAAATCATCGGGTATTTCATACCGATTGTTGCTCTGGTCATCGCGAATATCGCCAAGGTCGATGATCCAGAGCAAATCGAAGGAGCGCTGGAAATCATCATTTCCGGCGTTTTTGGTTTGTTGGCGGCGATTGGGGTCTACAAGAACAATGACAAAAGTGACGAGAACGACAAAAAATAATGGGAAAAGGTGGTTGGAATATGCCTTGTAGTGACATCATGATGCCGCATGTTGTCTGTACAGATGCCAGCTATTATACCAAAAATGCTACTTCGATTGATGTGACAGCTTCTTATCAAGGGGGAGGAATTGCGGATCCAAACGGTGACGGATTTATCGCACCGACTTGGGATTACGTGATGGCGCTAGAAATTTACGATGGATATTGGAAGGCTGTCGAATTGCAAACGGGATACTATAGGCATCAAACGCCGGTCAAAAAATTTTATTTAGCCGGAAAGAAAGAAGGACGATACAGAGTCCGTATGTACTATCAAGCCAGAGAAAATGACGAATATACGGGAGTGGTAACAACATATTCTTTCATGGTGTATCGATGA